TATTGGGATAAACACTTAGAAAACTATTTTCCAAAGAAAAGAGATATGCAAATAGCCGATTCGGTATTAGAATTATTTAGAAGAGCAAATTACATAGAAAACTTTAACAAGAAATCGTTGTATCTTTTAATTAGAGAAATGACAGGACATCCTACACATTATATAACCAAAGTTGTCAATAAAATGAAAGAAAGACAAATGGAATTATATAATGAATTTGATAGGGATGGTGATATAAAAATATAACTTTATAATATAAGAATATTTATTCTAAATAAACGTATGGAAAAATTTGTTAAATTGGAGTCTATTAATTGCTGGGCAGGTACATTGGGTATAATGCCTTGTGATGATAACGATTTACCAATAATGGAAGAATCAAAATCATGGATGAGTTTATTGCCGGAGTTTTTTCAACAATTATCACAAGAAGATAAAGATAAGGTTAATATACTAATTAATAAAGATATAAAATAATGAGTGCAGAATTTCAGTTATTTGATGGTAAAAATTTATCATCATTGTTTAAAGACATTTACGAAAATCAACAAAATAAGAAAAAAAACATTTCGGATTTGATTGAGTCACTTCGTAAACTTATTCGTAATGTAGGAGAGGCAACCGTTATTGCACCTATTATAAAGGACTTAATTGAGGTGTCGGTTAAAAACGATGACCATTTAATTAAACTCGCAACAATTGCACAAAGGCTTGCTGCAGCAGAGGCCAAAGGTATTGGTGAAGATGGTTGGTTAAGTGAACATGAAAAGGAACAACTACTTGCGGATATGGAAGATACAATTAATAAGGTAGAGGCAGAATCTAAAGAAAAAATGGGTGATTTACAAATAGAAATTGAAGAAATTAAAACAAAATTGTAATGACAGATGTAAAATCATTTTTAGCAACCGTTGATAATGTCTTTGGTACAAACGTTCCATTGGCAAATAATGACACCACCGATAATATAAGTGTATATAATGAAAACACCAAATTCTCAGATAAAGATGCAAGAACCTATGGTGCCATAACTTATTTATTTGAAGATACGATTCAGGTCGATGATTATGCATATCCATTTGATAAAAATAACTTTACATTTCCAAAAAAAGGAGAAACTGTTATTATTTTAAAGATGTTTGGTAGAAATGAACAAACGTTTTATTTACCATATACAAATACATCATATCCAAATTATAGAAGAGATTATATTACATACGAAAGGAGTTCTAAAAAAGATTTAGAATCGGTAGGTAAAGATAGTAGTGGTTCTGATTTAAAAAACACTGCAAATTCTGGAGGTAAAACTGAAACAAACAAAACAAATAAAGAAGATAATGTAAGTGTTAATGAAAAAATTAAATTCTTACAACCAAAAGAGGGTGATAGTATTATAAGTGGCAGAGTAGGTAATACGATAAGATTTTCAGAATTCTTTTTAACTGAGGATGATAAAACATCGTCACCAGGAATATTCATTCGTAATAAACAAAATCCAGAATTAGATTCTAAATTAATTGGAGAATTGGTGACTGAAGATATAAACAAAGATGGTTCATCTATTTATATGACATCTGGAAAAATAAAAGTTCCTTTCAAAGAAACAATAAAAAAGTCAAAAGTTGCATTTAAAGATTTTCCATCTTCGGATAAACTAAAAGGTGACCAATTATTTGTAAATTCAGATAGAGTTATATTATCTTCAAAATCAAGTGAGTTTATTATATTTGGAAAAGGAAATACTGGAATTATTACTGATGGTAGATTTACAATTGATTCCGATAAAGACACATACATACAAAGTAATCAAATAATTACAATTGAATCGGATAAAAATATAATATTAAATACAAAAGGTACAGGTAACATATATTTGGGTCAAGAAGGTATTGAAGGTGGTGCAGGTGCACCTGTTCAACCAATGGTATTGGGTGGTGAGTTAATTAAAATACTTGAAGATTTAATAAGTGAAATTACAAAATCAATATATGCTGGAAGTTGTGGCCCTTCAACATTGAGCTCAGCAAATGTTCGAGCTCTTAATAGTATAAAGTCAAATTTAAGAGAAATCCTTTCTGGTAGAAACTTTTTAACTAAAAGATAATATGTCTTGGATTTTATATCAGACAAATATTTTACAGGCAATGGCCAGTTTCCAATTTGCCGAAGATCCAGACGGAATGGCAGAATTTATTGCCAAAGAATACGATAATTGTATCAAAAGGGGTGGAGATATGGTATATGGTGTTCCTGTTTTAAATGGTAATGTTGTTGGCATGAAACGAATAATATCGGAAGCATTTAAAAAAGGAATGGAAAGTGATGGTGATAATTTTAATTTATTGGCCGAAATATACCCTGCAGCTTTTGATGAATATTGGTTAGGTACAGAAATGGCACCTATTCCAAATCCTTTATTAAAACCAGGAGGATGGCCTTCCACACCACCTGCACCGGGAACTATTCAAAATTTAGGGCCTGAACCCATTACAATGGCTGCATCGGCCGCAGCACATAAAGTAGAGGTAGAAGCACTAAAGGCATTGGAAGATGAGATAAAAAAACAAACGATAACAATTCCAGGTATTGCACCATTACCAGATATTACTATAAATGTGTATGAGACTGTTCAAAAAATATTAAAAAAAGAACCAGTTGATAATGAAATAAAAAACCATCCATTAATTAAAACTGCTAAGGAAATATTGTTTAAATTAAAAGAGGCAAAAAAGAAAAAACCATCTGCAGGTAAACAATTAAAAAAAGCAATAAAATTTCCATTTCCAGAATTGCCAAAAAGAAAAGATATAATTAAAAAGGCCGAAGATAAAGCCGTTGAAGAGGCAATTAAAATAATAGAAGAACAAATTATTAAACCATTGGAAGAAGTAATTCTTACTCCAATATATGTGGCAATTGAAACTGCCATTGCAATTGCAGATAGTATACCAAGTCCAAAACCTACCAAAGAACAAATAAAAAAGTATGTAAAAGATACGATAGATGGTTTAGTTCCTGATTTGGATTTACCTGGGATATCAATTCCTAAAATACCAACTAAACAAGAATTAAAAAAAATGATAAAAGACCAAACTCCGACCAAAGAACAATTAAAAGCTATGGCTCTGGATATGGTTAAAGGATTACTACCGGAAATTCCATTGATTTGGTTTGTTCCACCGACATTATTATTTACACCTCAAACTATTTTATTTGCGGGCCCTTTCGTAAATATTGCAAAATTCCATTTAACAGCCACAGGTGGTACAAATATGTTGTTATCACAATATCCACCTCCTGCAACACCCGCTCCTGCAATTATAAATTGGACAGGTTATAGAGTTGTGGGATAAATTATTAAATCAAATATTTATTACTAAACATATACAAAACAATTATTATGAAATCAGAAATTTTACTAACTTTAATTAAAGAAGTTGTTAAAAACGAAGTTAAGTTACAAGTAAAAGAAGAACTTGTTAAACTAATTAAGTCTGGTGCAGTTACATTAAACTCACAAAAGAAACCATCTACTCCATCATTGAGAGAGATGACAGAAGTTATTCCTACACCGGTTAAAAGACAACAACCAATTCAACAATCATCAAAACCTCAAAGGGAATTTTCAAAAGACCCTATGATTAATGAAATTCTTAATATGACTCAACCATTCACATCTGCACAAAGAGTAGAGGGTGGACAAGGTGGAGGTGGAAGTGTATTAGATATGATACAACCACAAAAGGGGATGGAAGAAGATTGGGAAACAATGGATTATAGAGATATGGAAGTACCTCAAAATATTCCTCAACAATTTGAATCAACAGGTGATGGTTTACAAGATGCAACTATAAAGGCATTAACAAGAGATTATTCGGAATTAGTTAAAAGATTTAAATAATAATGGCAAGAGAATTAGGTAGAGTTAATGTCAATGACTTAACTGAAAATAATTATAAAATACTTGGTATTGGAATAAATAGAAGTTCCGATACTAATGGTATTTTTGCAACCAATTATACAACCCTAAATCAAGCTAAAGATAATTTAAAAAATCTAATATTAACTAAGAAGGGTGAAAGACTTATGAATCCAGAATTTGGGTGTGATGTTTGGAATGTTTTATTTGAACAATTGGATGGTAATAGTATAGAAAATAGAATAGAATCAACAATTAATGATGCAGTTTCTATTTGGTTACCATATTTAAATATTAATGAAATAGTATTTGATTATAATGAGAATGATATTGATAATAATAGAATTAGTTTTGATATCAAATTTTCTTTAAAGTCAAATTCAAACATATCAGATTGGGTACAAATAGGCCCAAATAACTAAATAAACTAAAATGGCAATTAAACCTTTGGATAAGAATTGGGGAAGTGATAATAAGAGTGTCAACTATGTTGGTAAAGATTTCTCTGTATTAAAGCAAAATCTTATAGAATTTACTAAAACATATTTTCCAGATACATATTCGGATTTCAACGAATCTTCACCTGGCATGGTGTTTATAGAACAAGCAGCTGCAATAGGAGATGTTCTTTCTTTTTATCAAGATACTCAATTAAAAGAGTCGATGTTGGCCCATGTTACGGAAAGAAAAAACGTAATAGCATTGGCACAATCGATGGGATATAAACCAAAAATTTCATCACCTGCAGTAACAACATTAACTGTATATCAATTATGTCCATCCGTATTTAAAAGTGATGGTGGTAGTAGATTTGAAGTGGATGAAAGATTTTGTTTAAAAGTAAAAGACGGATTAGAAGTTAAATCAAACTCAAATAGTAATATTGTATTTAGAACAATAGATGGTGTTGATTTTGCAAACTCCGGAAGTAGAGAAGTTGACGTTCATACAAGAGATACAAATGGTAACCCACTATGGTATTTACTTACAAAAAAAGTAAAAGCAATATCTGCAAGTGAAGTATCTACTGGAATTACATTTGGTTCAAACGAAACAGATTATCCAGCATTTACTATTAATGATGAAAATATAATAGAAATCACATCAGTAACAGAAGCCAATGGCACAAAGTGGTATGAAGTTCCATATTTAGCACAAGAAAGTATATTTGTAGAACAATCAAATACAAATGGTGAATTAGAAGAATATTCTAATACCGTACCTTATATTTTAGAAGTACAAAAAGTTCCAAAAAGATTTTCTGTAAAGGTTAATTCCGATAATACATTGGATTTACAATTCGGTAGTGGTGATGTTACAATGCCAGACGAACAAATTTTACCAAATACAAAAAATATTGGATTAGGTTTGGCAAATTCGGTTAGTAGATTAAATCAAGGTATTGACCCTTCTAATTTTTTAAAAACAAATACATTCGGTATTGCACCTGCAGGGAAATCCTTAACTGTTAAATATTTAACAGGTGGTGGTATAGAATCAAACATTAATACAGGTGATTTAACTAGAATTTCTAAAATAGAATTTGAAGAAGATTTATTGTCTATTCCAGATAATTTATTAAACTCCTATAACGAAACAAAAAATTCAGTTGCAGTTGAAAATTTAGAACCTGCAATTGGAGGTAGAGGTAGTGAATCAATTGAAGAAATTAGACAAAATGCATTAGCAACATTTGGTTCTCAAAATAGAGCAGTAACTAGACAAGACTACATTGTAAGAGCTTTATCAATGCCTGAACGATATGGTAGTGTTGCAAAAGTATATGTTAGTCCGGATGGTGAGGTGGATAATAATAGTCCCGCATCTATTCTAGCTAATCCACAAAATATCGCAGAATTTACAAACCTTATTGATGGATTAAAAGGTAGTTCAAAACAAAATATTCAAAAAGAATTAGTTAAATATCTTACTCAAAAGAAAACATCAATTGGAGAAATAAATAATCCATTTGCAATCAATATGTATGTTTTGGGATATAATGGAGATAAAAAATTAACAAATTTAAATAAAGCGGTTAAACAAAATCTTAAAACTTATTTAGGTGAATATAGAATGATGACCGACGCCGTAAATATCATAGATGGATTTGTTGTGAATATTGGTGTAGATTTTGAAATAGTAGTATATTCAAATTATAATAAAAGAGAAGTTATTACAAGTTGTTTAACAGAATTACAAGATTACTTTAATACTGATAATTGGACATTTAATAAACCAATTAACATTTCTGAAATTGAATTGATACTTGCAAATGTTGAAGGAGTTATGAGTGTACCATCCGTAAAGATTTCAAACTTATGTGGTGGTGACGGAAATTATTCACCAAACAAATATAATATAGATGAGGCAACTAAAGGCAAGATTGTCTATCCTTCTTTAGACCCATGTATATTCGAAGTTAAATATCCTAACAAAGACATAAAAGGGAGGGCAATATAATGCATAAATTCTATTCATCATCATACGATGCAAGTATCTACTTACAGCAACCAAACCAAAATGCTGGAAGAGACGAAATATTAGAAATTGGTAAACTATATTATGGTGCATCAAAAGATATATCCAGAACATTAGTTAAATTCAATACGGGTTCAGTTAAAACGGATATTCAAAGTATAACTGGTAGTTATAAAGTTTATCTTAATTTAAAATCTGCAAACTCTTCCGAAATACCATTGGAATATACTTTATATGCAAATGCCGTTTCTCAAAGTTGGTCAATGGGAACTGGTACTAAATTTGATAATATTACAACCGATGGAGTTAGTTGGTATTATAAAGATGGAATCAACGAATGGATGGTATATGACGTAAATCCAGACGCTTATGCATCGGGATCAGATACAGGGTCTATTTCAAACGGAGGTGGAGGAACATGGTATACGGCATCTATGGCGTCTCAATCATTTAGTAATGAACCCGATGATATTAGAATGGATGTTACCAATATTGTAAAATTATGGGTTAGTGGTTCACTTCCTAATAATGGATTTGTATTACATCATAGATTAGACAAAGAGGCAGACTCACAAGATTATGGTATATTAAAATTCTTTTCAAAAGAAACAAATACAATATATGAACCTAAATTAGAATTAGTTTGGGATGATATTTCATTTGTAACAGGAAGTTTAATACCGGTAACGGGTACCGCAGAAGAAGGATATAAAGTTGTTGTTTCTAATTTAAAAAATGAATATGAAACAAATCAAAAAGTTAAAGTTAGAGTAAAAGCACGAGATTTATATCCGTCTAAATCATTTACTACTACATTTGCATACGATCAATCAAAATACCTAACACGTGATACGGCATTTTATCAATTGGAAGATTATAAAACGGGTGAAGTAATATTTCCATTCGGTGACTATACTAAAATAAGTTGTGATTCAACATCTAATTATTTTATTATGGATTTAAATACTCTACCAATTAATAGAACATATAAATTAAAATTAAAAATAATTGAAAGTGGTATATCTACTATTATAGATGATAAATTAACTTTTGAAATTATATAATAAATGGCACTAACATCCTTAGAAAGTATTGCAGAGAAAATATCAGAAACACGAAAAACTGAATTAGAATCTATATTAAGTATATCGGGTTCTGCTGCTATTACTAGAAACGAATATGGTGTAACAATTGTTGATAATGTAAATCCTGCATCCTCTTTGATATTTAAAAATTTAAGTAAACCAAAGTATGATAATGAGGAATTAGTTAAAGCGATAGATGTTACGGTAACGGAATTAAAACCAAATATACCAATACCAAATTTGGATTTAGTACCAAAACCACTATATGATGATCAGGTAAAATTAGTTGAAGATTTAAGAAAAGTAGTTGCAGCTTTAACATTACAAGTTGATGATTTAAAAGCACAAATAGTAGATTTACAGGCACAAGTTCAAACGGAAATAAATAATAGATTAAGTATTGAACAAACTAACGATGTGTTGACAAACCAAATAGATACATTAACAAATACAATAAATGATTTTTCTGGACAAATATCTACATCATTACAAAAATCAGTTGATGAAAGTATTTTAAGAGCATCATTACAATCACAAAATGCAGGATACTTTGCACAAATTGAAGCATTGATAAAACAAATAGATTCTTTAAACGCAATTATAGATGGTTTACAATCACAATTAGGTGCAGTACAAAATCAGTCTACAATTATACAATCTATAAAAGATTCAGCAGCTGCATTAGGTGCGGAGGTAATAAATAAAGTTGGATTGGTTTCATTTAACGCCAAAACGGTGGAAGGTAAACCTACAATTTGGTTTGCAATGAATAACTGTGTAAGTTGTGGAGGACAAGTTTGGCAATTTAAATATGGGGAGTATATATCAATAACAAATAGTGACAGAGACCCAATAAGTGTTGAAATTGTTGCAGGTGGTGTAACTGACCCTAAAGACCAATTTTTAGAAATTGGAAAACCTAAATTTACAGTTAGTCCATCACAAACTGAAAAAATACAATTAAAGAAAGGAACGCTTGGATATAGTGAGGCCTCCCATAGTACAACCAAAGATGGATTTTTGAAAGTAAAAGTAATAAGAGCAGATGGTAGTAGTGAAGAAAAAACGTATAAAGTTTTGGCAAATGTTATGCATAAAAAGTCATATCCTGGATTTGAATAAAATATAAATTATGAGCATTAAAAAATATACAAATATTGAAAGTATTAATAATAAATCATCAAATGAAGGACAATTTCTTCAAGCGGATGATTTGTTTATTGTTTCAAAAAAAGAAATAGAAACTACTGATTTTGGTAATTGTAAATATGATGCAATGGAAGTATCGGTTTATGATGTTAATAATAATTTACTTCCACATAAATCAGGAAATAATGTTGCTTATGTAAAAACGGGTGATATTAAAAACTATATGTATCAAATAACTAATGCAGGTGGTCAAAAAGAATTAGCAATTGATATTGAAAAATTATTAAAAGATTTAGGTTTTACAAATGGTATATTAAAAGTAAACATAAATTTTGTTAGATATAGAGTAGGTAGTGAAGATGGATTGGAGAGAGTTTGGATACAAGAAATATCACCATCAAGAGAAGAAATAAGAATATTACCACTTAAAACAAAATTTGCAAATATTAATTCTAAAACAAATAAAGAATTAAAAGATTTACAAACTTTAAATAAGAGTTTTAAATATTATAAAAATTCTTTATTAGATTTAGTAAATTCTTTTGAGAATACATTTTTAGAAAAGATAGATTCTGCATTAGAAAGTAAATATGGTAAAGATTTTTTTAAAACTTTGAAAAAAGATTTTGGATTAAGTAATTTTGGAATAGTAAGAACAAAAATATTTACAGATTTCAAAACATCTATTGATTACTATTTAAGAAATAAAAATTATGATGTAAAAAGCACTTTATTTGGTAAACCTTCTGAAACTAGATTTGAAGATTGTGATGTTTACGATTTTAAAACAATGATTGGTGATATACAAGGTATTCTTAATAATTGTATTGATTATAATTTACAATCATTAAAAAAACGAGATGTTACTATTAAGTCAATTCCAAAAGAATTTGCAATAACAGAATTACAAAAACAAATACAAGATAATATAAAATCATTTAGTACATATTCTGAAACTAAAAGAAATGTTTATTCACCGGATGGAACGGTAGCCGTTTTTAATGATGCCGACACAGGATTCACAGAACCAACTTATCCGGCAAAAGGGACATTTATTAAAAAGATTTGTAAAGGGTATGACCAATATGATGTTTTAGCAAATGGTAATGGTGGTACTTATGAAGAATTAGTACAGGTAAATTCACCAGATTGTGGTTATACACCGACACCGCCACCTCCCCCTCCTCCCCCTCCAAATGGTGGTGGAACAAGTAGTGGTGGAAATGGAGGTGGCGGAGGTGCACGTGGTGGTAGAAACGATGGTGGTGCAGGAAAAGATATAGCGGATGATTATAGAAGTGATAATCAAAAATAGAAATATTTATAAAAAACAATAGATGTCAGTAAGATATAATAGACAATATAGAAGAGATGTAGACATTGACGGGCCAATAGGGCCGGTATCCAATGAACAAAGTCAAAACTGGGATTTTTTAAGTAATAATGACCTTTATTTGAATGGTGGTAATACTGGAGGTGGTAATACTGGAGGAGGTGGTGGTGGAACAACTACACCGGAACCTACTCCTGCCGTTGAAGCACCTATTGAGACTACACCAACTCCTGAAAATCCTACTCCAAACGATCCATTAGAACCAACCGATCCTTTAATAAATTATGAAATTGCATTTAGTTCCAATTTACAAAACGAAATTGGAGACAAAATAAAATTAAAATATGAAGTCCGTTCGGAAGATTCTATTATTGATAGTGATAGTTTAATGTTATCGGATTTAAATACTGACAATAAATCGGTAAAAAAATCCTATTTAATAAATGGAACTTTAAACATATATTTAGAAAATACTTTATCAACAAATTATAGTATAACTAAAATATATTATGCAAATAAACAAGATTCAACAAAATATCCTACCGATTATAGTAAATGGAATAAGGGAGATAATTTTATTGGAGTTCCGGCAAAAGAGTTATTAACGGGTGGTATTGCAGTTGCTGTTATATTAGAAAAAGTAATTGGTGCACCCAAACCAATTGTATATTTAGATGCTACAAATTATAGTAGACAAATAAAAGAATCAGATACGGATGGTGTTGTTAATATAAAATTTACACAAACCGATTCGGATTATGTAGATTTTTACATTGCAAGTGATAAAAAAATAAGAGTAAATGCTAGTACTGGTTTTATTTCATTATCATTTAAAAAAGATTTTGATGGAATATATGGTAGTAAAAAAATAATAGTAGTACCATATAGTGATTTATATGGAACAGGAGACAAAATTGAAACCATATTAAGTTTTATATCAGTAAATGATTTTCCATCTATTACAGAAATAAGTTATACAGATACAATTGATATTCCATCTTTTTCAGATTTAAATATTGATTACGAAGTAACATATAAAACATTTTCAACATCACATGTAGATGTTGATTTGTTATTAAAAGATAAATCAAAAATATCATTATTTAAAAAATTAAATGCAAATGGTTTATTTAAAATTAATTTAAAACAATTAGCAGAAAAGTTTTCTAAATGGAATGGTAGTGATAATATAACATTATATTTAAAACCAACAAACACATCTGGAACTACTGAATTGATTGGTAATGAATACGAAATAAAAACTTCTATACTATACCCAAGTATCACAATAGATGAAGATATAATTAAAAAAAGTATTTATGATGCATTTGTACAAAATATTAATTTTTTAGAACCTGAAAGAGAAAGTAAACATTTAACACATCTTGCAAATTTTGGAAATGATGAACAAATATTAATTTCTTCATGGGAAGATGATAATTGGACATTATCTAAGAAATCTAAAGATGAATTAGGTAATGAAATTGTTAAACCTGCAGATGAGGTTAGTTCTTTGATTTTAAAATTATACTCACCACTTCCTGCAAATATAACATCTAATTCAACATTTTGGATTACAAAATTAATGAGTAATCCATTAATTGAAACAGTTATATTAAGTGAACAAGATGATATAAAATGTCCACCATTAAAGGGGCCTAATTTTGATATAGAAGTTGACTTTGTAAAAGGACAATCTACAAATTATGAATCATTAGATAGTTTAATTTTAAATAGTTCAATATCAAGTTCTTCTCAATTGGTTTCTACATATTTAAGTTCATCATTAAGTAATACCGATGATTTAAATATAGATTATTCTAGTGGATCTACATTTCTTTGGGAAAACTTTGTACACTTTAGTTCGGCAAAAGAAAGAGTTGACAATTTTGTATATAAAGTACAATTAATAGAAAATTACGAATCAGCAATATCAGCTTCATATCATACTGGAAGTGGTAGTGATGCACATTCGATTTCTATAGCAGCATCCCAAGAAAGAGACAGACAATTATTAAAGAAAAATCAATTAATAAACAATTTTGATGGATTTGAAACATTTTTATATACATCTTCATCTATATCTTGGCCATACGATGTGAATGGTAATAGATTAAATCACATTACAAATGATGTAGTTAGTTGGTATAGTAATTTAATAGATGTTGCAGAAGAATATGATATAGATAATTCAAATTGGGTATTAAATAATATACCACAATATATTAGAAACAATGATGAGAATGTGAGTTTATTATTATTCTTTTCAATGATAGGTCAACATTTTGATAATATTTATTTTTATACAAAATCAATAGAAAAGACTAGAAACTTAGGTTATAAAGCAAAGGATGGTATTTCCGATAAATTATTGTTTGATGTATTAAAGTCATTCAATTGGGATGCTAAGAATTTATCTGCAGATTCTAAATTATGGGATTATGCATTTGGTTTAGACTCAAATGGTAATCAAAAATTTGAAACACCTGCAAAACAAAGAACATACGAAGTTTGGAGAAGGATTGTGAATAACTTACCTTATCTATTAAAACATAAGGGAACAAAAAGAGGTATATACGCTTTGATGTCGTGTTATGGTATTCCTGCATCAAATCTTTCAATTTTAGAATTTGGTGGGCCGGAAGTAACGGATGAGAATAAAGGAAAGTTAGTAATAGATAATATTACTACTGCATTGATTATGAATACTGGTTCGTATTTTGATATTAATTGGCAAACTACGGATAAAGGAAGAAAACCAAACACAATAGAATTATTTGTAAAACCCGCATATAGTAGACAATGGGATTTGATTTCAGGAAGTAACTGGGGTGTGACATTAAGTGGTTCTGTAAATTCCGAATATGGTGTTGTTAATTTTAATTATTCGGGTTCAAATAATATATCATCATCTTTATTACCGATATTTAATAATAGATTTTTTGGTATATCAGTAAGTTCTGGATCTAATGGTTTAAAATTAGATTTAAGACAATCGGATAAAGAAAGAACTATATTTGAAAGTTCTACAATTAAAGCAGATACTACAAATTGGAATAATGGTTCTAAAATAACATTTGGTAAAGGATATAGTGGTAGTGTAGATGAATTTAGATTATGGAGTGAACAATTAAATACACAAGCATTTTATCAACACGTTTCTTTTCCTGAAATGGTAAATGGTAATTCTCATACGGCTTCGACACATGATTTATATTTCCGTTTAGATTTTGAGTATCCTAAAAATTTAGCATTAACATCATCTTTAATAAACGTAGACACTAACATATATTTTAGTGGAAGTTTAACAAGAAACGATTACGAAAATGGTTCAACATCATCACTGTATTCAGAAAATATTCAACCATTATATTCTGCAAGTGCATATGGGTTTACATCAATTGGTGACTATCCATATAATTTTGAGGCAATAGATAGAACGATTGTTATGGATTATCCAGATGGTGGTGCAAGTAGATTTTCAACTAATAAGGTTAGATTTGAATCACAATACACTTTAACAGGAGAAGAAATATCTGGAAGTGTAGGTGTTACATTATCATCAAAAAGTAGGTCTACTAAAAAAGCATTTGACCAATCTCCAACCGATTCTAATAGAGTTGGTTTATTCTTCTCTCCTACAAAAGAGTTGAATATGGATATTGCTAAATCATTTGGTGGATTGAATTTGGATAACTATATTGGTGACCCTTCTGACAAATACAAATCAAACTATAAAAGATTAGATGATTTAAGACATTACTATTTCCAAAGATTTGATGGTAGAGATATTTACGCATATATTAACTTAATCAAACTATATGAGAAATCTATGTTTGAAGATATTAAGAAAATGTTACCTGCAAGAGTTAAAGCAACTACTGGTTTATTAATTGAACCACATTTTTTAGAAAGAAGTAAAGTTGCACAGAAGAAACCAACTGGAGATGATTATCAACAAGAGACTCAAATTCATTATGGAGATACGACAATACTAACAGCAGATAATGAACAATATGAAAGTATTATAAATGCAGATTTGTCGGAAACTATATTTGGAGAAAATTATCAATATGAAGGAGAAGTATTTACTGCATCAATTGATAATATAATTGCAGAAAATTATCAATACGATACTTTGGTAAGTAGTTCTTCACCACTTACATCGGCAGAATCATATCAACAAAATATTGAAATAAGTGTAGGATTGGAAGACCCGACTATATTAACTGAAATTGATATTTATGATATTAATACAATAGTTGGCCAAAGTGATTATGAAAAAATAGGATTTGGTATTTACGGCCAAAACGGACACTCTATTAGAACTTATTTAGATGAAAATAATAGAGTAGTTAAACAAAGAATTAAAGTTGATTTAATTAAAGAACAAAAAAGAAGAGATATTGTTAAATATAAAGTTGTGGTAAATGGACAGGGTGATCCAAGGGGTGGAATGATTTTAACATCATCTGTTTATTATGAGACCAAATTAAATATACAACCATTTTCGGGTTCAAAGGTAATAAATGCCGGAACCGGTAGTATTGTAGAAGTAATACCATTGTCAGGATATTTGCCTACACACTTTAGAAATACTTCAGATTTAACAAGAGGATTAGAAAATTCTTTCTTTAGAGGTTCAAAAAATACTGCAGCAACTACATTAGATGGTTCACCTCCGATTGAAACATTTAATACTAATCCTAATACATTAAGAGTTAACAAGGCAGGTAGAGATGCAAGTGAACCAATTTTGGAAGTTGAATAACGGAATTTAAAAATTATTATATTTATATCAAACGATTAATACAATACTATGGGATATTTAAGTAACACAGAATTGACAGTAGATGCGATTCTTACTAAAAAAGGTAGAGAAAAATTAGCTGCAGGTCAGGGGTTAAACATTACTCAATTTGCATTAGCAGATGATGAGATTGATTACTCTTTATATGAACCAGCTCATCCATTAGGAACATCTTTCTACGATGTGGCAATTAAAAATATGCCAGTTTTAGAAGCTAATCCTGATGAAACACAAGTAATGAAATATAAGTTAGTAACTTTGCCAAAAAATACAACTAGAATTCCTGTTGTTGAACTTGGTCAACTTCCTTACGGATTGACTCAAAGAAGTGGTGAGATTACATTAACACCAACTACATCTCCAGCAGGTAATAGAAGTTTAGGATATACAGTTGTATTATCTAACAAAAACGCAGGTGATATTGTAGGTGAAGGTGTAACATCAGATGTAGGTTCGGTACCAGTATTTATTGGTGACGATGTATCTGCAACAGCTGCAATCGCAAAAGGAATAACATTTAAATTTATACCAAATCGTTCATTAACATCAACAATAAGAACAACAATTACAGTTTATGGTAATGAAACAGGAGGTTCACAAACAGTTCCATTAACAGTAACTTACGTTCAATAATAAAATACTATGGCATTAATTAGAGACAATAGAGGAGCCCTTTTAGCAAGTAACTTATCACAATACTTAGCAGGTGCAGCAAACACCGCAGGAACTCCAGTAGATACTAACGAATTAGTTAGAATCGTAAACCAATTTTTAGGAACTGGTGAACAAATCAGTTCGGATATGACTACCATCACAAATGGTATTTATAAAAAATTTGGTGCAATTGATAAAGTAACTAATAGAACGGAAATCGTGACTTCTGGAATATGGAGTGGTGATACTGGATCTTTAGATGTAAATGCTACATATACTTCATCTATACAAGTTGCATCGACAAGTGGTAAATATTATTTAGATATTTATAACGCTTCTACTGCATCAGATGCATCTGAAGTTCAATTTTCAATTGCATATGGTGATGTTAGAGGATATGGTGCACCTACATTGACACAAGATGATTCATCTACAATGTCAACAAAGGCTGTATATAACCAATTTAGAAACGTATTATTGGATTCAGCAGACCCTTACTTTAGTGTATATAGTGGTTCAACTGCAGGAGGAAACGATATGACTTCATTCTACGCAATCAATATCAACAGAGCAAGATACAAAGAAAGATTAGATCCAGGAAATATTTCAATAAACCTTTCTGGTTCAATTAGAAGTATTACTTTAATTGATGATAGTGGTGGAACGGATGAAAATGTAACAACTGCAGGTAGAGTTTATAATATGGTTAGTGGTTCATTAAATATTGGTTCTGCATTAACAGCATCAATTTCTTCATACACTGCACCAAACAATAAAGGATTTGGTTTATTCTATCCTGATATGGGTATTATCTTATTGAATCCGCAAGCTTTAGCAGCCGCAGTTAATAGTGATTTAGGTGAAGCTAGTTCTTCAATTTCAAATGTATATCACCAAAAGAATGGTAGTAATTCAGGATCAGTTGCATTGTTAAAAGCACTTGCAGGTGGTAATGATTTCCAAGTAAGAAGAACAGAAAATGTTTCTACATCTCATTATTTTGTAAGAGCAAACAATAGAGAATTTAATTTCTCAAACAACCCAACATTTACAACAGGTTCAGTAGGTCAATTTGTTCAATCAACATTTGAAAGAGACCCTAAAGTTTATATTACAACAGTTGGACTATACGATGATTCAAACGAATTATTAGCAGTTGCAAAAACTTCTAAACCAATTGAAAAATCATTTGACAAAGAAGTAGCAATCAAAGTTAAATTAGACTTCTAATCGGAGAATAAAATAAAATCTAACGGCCCACCTTAATTTGGTGGGTTTTTAGTTTTAAGATATTTATTAGTGATATGTTAAAAAGAATACCAAAGTCGGATATTAGTATTAGACCTTTTAAAGCTTATAAAGAATGGGATAAGGCTTCGGCTGGAGTTACATTGTTAGAGGCCTTAGATGGTGATTATACATCAAATGATTCAAATACAATTACTACCGGATTATTAAGTGGATCGGTTTATAACAAATATTCTGTATTTGGACAATTACGTGCTCAATTTTATAATGGAAAGGAAAATGATCCGTTTTATAGGTTAGGTAGTAAAACTAGTGTATATGATGAAACCGACCCAGAAAGATTTTTAAGTGGTTCCGCAAAAGTAATATCAATACCACAAAATTGTATTGGTGAAGGAATAAAAAAAGGATCATTTCAACTTATAACCAACGGTAGTTATTATGTGGATGATATGTATAGTAATTTAATTAAAAGTGGTAGTACACATAGAATTGGTAATGTATTCTATAATCAAGGATTGGTGGTAATAACATCTGGGTCTAATTCATTGTTAACGGGTAGTTGGGATATTTCTTTTAAATCTACCGAAACTATTTATGAAAATGAATATCTTTTAATATGTGAACAAGATGAATTTAATGTTTCAACAAATCCAACCGCTGTGATAGAAGTTGGAAAAGAAGTTGGTATTGTATATGGAACGGATAGTAAGACATATAAAACAATTGAAAATACGGGCGTAAAATATATTCGTAAAAAAACAACATTAGAAAACGGAAATATTTTAGATTATAGATTCGGTTCATCAGTAAACACTGCAGTATCTGGAGGATTTGAACATTGGGATTTGAGTGGTTCAGTAGATTCAACGGGTTCATTTTTAGCACCATTCATTACTACAATTGGTCTATATGATGACAACTGTGATTTAGTTGCAGTTGCTAAATTACCACAACCAATAAAATCAGAACATGATATTACTGTAAACTTTATTGTACGATTTGATACATAATTTTATATTTATAAACAAAACAAAGAAAAATGGCAACAATAGAAGAAATGTATAAAGCTCAACAAACCTCATTAGGTGTTGATAAAATAGGATTTGATGCTGGTGTTAATGCAAAAACTCCATACACTACAAATGATTTAGCTAAAGCAGATGAACAAGTATTGACTGCAGAGAAATTCAAAACAGGTAGAGGTGGTGCATTGAATGAGAAAAAATACTCAGATACCATCAATACAAAATAAAACAATTTAATGGCTAAAAAAGTTACAAAAAAGAACAACTCAAAATGGGTTGCTAAAAAATATGGATTTAAGTCTGGTTTAGAAGAAACCATATCTCAACAAATAGAATCTCAAGGAATTAAAGTAGAGTATGAAACTGAAAAGGTTCCGTATATAATTCCTGCATCAAATCACACATATAGTCCTGACTTTAAATTACCCAATGGTATTAGAGTAGAGACAAAAGGTAGGTTTGTGGCAGCTGACCGTAAGAAACACTTATTGGTTAAAGAACAAAACCCAAATATGGACATTAGGTTCGTATTTTCCAATTCAAAGAACAAAATCACCAAAAAGT